AACCCTGCGGAAGATTGACAGGAATACTTCTTCAAAAAGCCTCTGGCGCCACTCGAACATTTTCAGCATGGGCAGCTCCATGGCCTTCGCGCTGGCAAGGTTCGCCACCTTCGCGTCACCGAAATAGTGCTCAAAAATACCGGAACCGGCGCAAATCATCAGCTTGATCGCGCGCCCGTCTTCACTGGCGTCGTCTGCTCCGATTTTGGCGTTGATGATGCTCCACTCCACGCTATCGTTCTCAACTATTACCCCGCCTGTCTTTGGAGGAACCGGTTTTTCCATTCCGGTGACCACTTTGTTCAGGGTGTTTAAAACGCCTTTTACGGCGTCAGTTACCTTCTTGGCAGTTCCCGTGATTTTTTTCTTCCAGGCAAAAGCGGCCCGGGCCTTGTTGAGCTTAACCCTGTCCTCCAGCCATTCCTTGTAGGAGTTCAGGTACCCTAAAACCCGGTAGAGCGGCGAACTGCCGAACTTGGCATAGAGCGGTGCGCCCACCTTGATATGCAGCATTTCCTCTGCCGGGATGTAGTCGGCCTCAACGCCGGTATGATATTTGACGATAGCGTATAGCTTGGCCTGGGGGTCCCACTTCTGCTCTACCCATTCGCGGCGGTACCAGAGTGGCGTCTCCGCGTCCTCCTGGTCGGTGACAATATCGGTTATCTGCCAGGCTGGTATGCAGCGGACCTGGACCCGGCCTTTAAACTCATCGGTGAAAAAGCGAATGTAAAACTCCCCATCGATCTCGAGATCGTCGGAGAGCTGGGATTGACGCTGGAACCACTTGTTTGATTCGTCCCGCCAAAACTGATTCAGTATCTCGTTTACTTCCGGATCCTCGGCCTTAAAACTGATTCCCTGCCCCATTGTGAAATAGCGCTTCAGGTCTACTATCTGGCCTGCCAGGGGGTTCTTTTTGTAGGCGTCCCTGACTTTCTCAATGACCTTTTGCCGCTGTTCGCCGGTCAGCTCCCATGGAACATACCCCTGGCTGACGTTGATCCAGCCGGCCTCGTTGCTGTTTACGGCCTCAGTCAGCTTGCCGATTGACTCCTGGATCTCCTGGAGGTCGTCTCTTAGGACGCGCTGGGCAAGGTTTTTCAAGAATGACATCTTCTCACCTCTACTCTTCTATCTCGTCCATATTGACATCGTATTCGGGGTCATCGTAGATTTCCGATTGCGGCACGGCAGTCACGGGCGCGAAGGCCAGTATAACAGCGTCTGCCCGGTCGGGGCTCCTGCCTATACGCTTTTTCATCTCGTCCTTCGCCTCAACCCTGATCTGCCCCTTGCTTGTAATTTTATATTTCACGCCGCACAGGTCGGCTAAAAGCTCATCGTCATCGGGAAGCGATATGGGATAGGGATTTATCCTCGGGTCAGGGTTTAAAAGCTCGCGCATGAGCCACCACAACTCACTGCGCAGGTTGAAAAACTTCTCAGGGTCACTGGCCCTCATGCTGGTATTGATGCCGTAAGCAGGATACCCTTGCTCTTGGAGCGGGTCCGTCACGCCTCCGCCTACTCCGATATCGTCAACCTTGATCGCACTCGCCTGCTGCTCCCTGAACTCAACAATCGCATGTCCTGTGGTTTCCGTGGTCCCCAGTTTGGCAAACGATTTCAGCGGCAGGATTTTAAGGCCGTGCCTTGTCGCAAGGACCGTCTTGTCTGAGCCAAAGCGGGCCACGTCAACGCCTATCTCCCTTGGTACCATCCCGTCAGGTACCTCGCGCGCCATGGCCGCCTCAATCCAGGAGAGCGGGATAAGCGTATCATCCGCCTCGGTCGGAAACTGCCCTTTTACACGTGCCTGGTATGCTGGTGACTCTGGCCCCCAGCGGATGTACTTGTCCGCCACCCAGGCCGGTGTGATCAGCTTCGGGTTAGGCAGCGGCCCGGTTATCTTGGATTCCCATGTGTCGTTTTCAATATCCTTTTCGGTGATGCCAAAAGCTGTGAAGTTCGGGCTGTCAAAGGCTGATATCGAAATAGTGTACCAGCCCGGGCCCCTAAAAGCGTTATAAAATGTTCCGGACAGCGATGTTGGGTTGCCTAAAAGAAGCTGACGCGCATGTTCTGAGGTAAGTACACCCTCAATGGCCTCGAATATATCCTCCGGCACGCCGGCCGCTTCATCAGCGACGACCAGTATGTATTCTTCGTGGAACCCCTGGAACCGGTCCGGGTCATTGGTAGACAGCCCGATAGCGTACCACTCATCCTGTATAAGCTGTATCTCCGGGCTCTTCGGCAGAATGTGGCCCCCCAGGGGAACCTTGGCCCGCTTGTAACTGGCCCGCACCTCTTTCCAGACCAGCTTCTCCACCTGCCGCCAGGTTGGAGCGGTGGACAGTACGATAGCGTTTGGGAAGTTATAAAGAAACCACAGGATGACTTGACCTGCGGTGAAGCTTTTGCCTATGCCGTGGCAGCTGCGCACTGCCGTCCTCGGGTTGTCGCGGACGCTATTTAAGATCTCCCGCTGCTTTGACCAGGGGATAGCACCCAGGATGTTTTCAATCCACCAAACAGGGCGGGTTCTGCCTTTGCGCTTGAGCCGCTTTTTCTTTTTGCGGCTAATACTCTTCAGTGTCGTCGTCATCGTCATCGTCCTCGGCTACCAGGTCGGCCCATGTGTCACCCTGTCCCGGCCCACTGCCTTGTTCGACTTTCTTTTTCTCTAGCTCCAGGCGCTCACGGTCTATCTTGAGCTTTTCCTCCTCGATCCTGCGCCTGTGGTGGTCAGGTAGCAGGTCCAGGTATTTATCCAGCTTCCCTAAGGCCTTCATTTTATCGTGGAGTTTGATACTGACTCCCTCTTTGCCCTGCTTAACCTCACCGATGAGTGTACTATCTACCTCTTCACTCGATTTGAAATCTATATAGTTGACAACCTTCATAACAGGCTTTTTGTTCTTGCCTTTACCCTCGTATATCGGTCCGAAGGGACCCATAACAGGTACTTCCCGCTGTCCAAACTCCACATATTCGCCCACGTTGGCGTAGGCAATCCGCATGTACTCCAGCAATTGACGCTCACGGGTAAGTCCCAGCCGACTTATGTCACCCTCGGTCTGACGCTGCAGTTCCTGTTGAATAGCTGGTTTCCTGATCAGGTCCCACCCAGTAGAGTAAGCAGAGCGCTTGGAATAGCCGGCTGCTATAGCGGCCCTGGTAGCGTTGAAGTCCAACAGGTATTCTGAGACAAACAGTTTCTGCTGGGCGGTCAGGCCGTTCTCATCATGTTGGCGACCACCGACCGGTGATTTTTTCGGCGGCAGTGTTTTTTTGTCCGGTTCTTTATTTTGTCCGGTTATTTTATCCGGTTGTATTTGTCCGCTTTCGGTGCCATGGTGCCCATTTTTATATCCCAGTTTTTTGAACTCCTTACGGAGCAGATCATAACTGATTTTCTTCCGCTCGGCGAATTCGGTCAGGCTCTTATATTCACCGTGCTGAAACTCCGCAAAGAAACGTTTCCAGTTGTGCTTAGCGGCCCGACCCATCACCTCACCTTCTCCCAGGTTGTTGTTGCGCAAAAAGAAAAGAGAGCTATTCGCTCTCAATAATATTTATCGCTCTTCTTTTTCCGGGACCTTTTAGTTTTATAAGATAAATTTTTTGATCATGATACTTTTTCCTTACCTCAGCAAGTCCATCAATTTTCATACGAGTAATTGCCTCTTTTAGAAAATCCTCATCATCAACTTCTTTAAAATCTTTTTCAATATACAAGCCATTTTCCTTGTAGGCCTCTACCAACATGTTATCTATGAACTGTTCTATGAACTGTTCCACGCCTATCCCCTCCCCCGTTTTCCCCAACACTTCGACAGGAGGAGGCCTTATCCTTGACAAATATTCCGACAAATAACGGCAAAACAAAAGCACCCTCGCGGGTGCCCTGTTGCATTAATTTGTCAGCCTAAAGTATAGCTTATTTATCACGGCATAATCGCGACATCTTTTAAACCACCTTCCATTTTCCAAACAAACTCTTGCTCATATACCAGATCGATCGACTCCGCAGCCTTTTACAGTGGTCTGGGTCATAACATACTTTCCTGCCTACATCCTCCCACTTCAACCCCTGAACGTAGAACAGCCTGACGATCTCCTTTTCCTTTGGCAGAAGGCTTTCAATCGCCGTGTTAATCTTTACCAGTAAGGTCTTTAACTGCTTCAACTCCGCCTCTTTGTTGGTCTTGTCCAGCACATACTGCCGCCACACTGCATGGAACTCCTTGCCGTACTGCTCCTTCCAGCTCGCGGCCACTTTCGCGGTCTTGTCGCTGATCTGCCCTGAGTGTGGCATATCGGAGATGGGGCGGTTAAAGTACATTCCTTCTATGGCCTCGTCCTGCGTCTCTGTGACACTTTCGCCCATCATGGCGGCTAACTCGTTGGTCAGTATAATAACCCGCGCCTGCATAGCCCTGTACTCTTGTAATAACTTCTCGGTTTTGCGGTATAGTATGCCCTTCTCGATGCCCGCCACCGTTCCACCCCCGCCAAATTATTTATCCCCTTGCTCCCCTGTTTCTTGCCCACACACTGACCCGGCTGAGCTCCCCATCCTCATGCCGGACCTCCCGTATCCGCCGCCCATGACATCATGACGTAGGGTTAATGTTTTCACTGCCCACCCTCCTTGTTTCTCCAATCTTTTTCCCACACGATATAACCCTGTACGTTTTTCACGTCCTCCATCTCGGCCCGGAGTTGCTCACCCTGCTCCCTGAGCTGCTCCACCTCAGTCTGTAGCGCCTGCACCTGTGGGTCCGGCTCGACCGGCGCTGGTTCCGGCATGTGCCACAGAACCGCGAAAAACACGGCTACCATTGCGGCGGTTATACAGATTTTGCGTTTCATGACTGGGCCTCCTTTCCGGTTGC